AGTTGATTATGTCATCCTTCAGCACCTTAAACTCCAGCTTGCCGGCCGCCCCCTGTCTCTCCCAGGTCAGTTTAATGCCGTCTTCCACCATCGGCTGATACAGTATCCCTTGATTTTCAATCGTCAGTTCATACAGTGCTGATCACCTCCAGACTAATAGTCTGGCCGGGGTAAATCAGATTCGGATTTTTCACCCCGTTGGCGGCCGCCACCGCCGCATATTTACTCCCGTCCCCCAGCTCTCTTTTGCATATCGCCCATAAGGTATCCCCTTCCTTGACAGTATAGCTTTTGGCCGGTTCTTTAGCTGAGCGCTCGGTAACGGCCTTGGCCAGGATAGTGTCGCCTTGGTTTGAAATAGGCTGCAGCTTCTGGGTGGCATAGTGCTTATATTGCTTCAATTCCATCGCCACCGTGATATCCTGCCCCTGGTTGGCATCCTCGACGATGCTGTATTCCTCCAGGCTCACTTCCATGTTGGTCCCGAAGAGATACCCGCCCGCCGGGGACAAGCGGGAGACCAGGAACCGAAAAGGCTTTTGGTCAATCTTGAGTTTCTCCAGATGCTCCAAATAAAAAGAAGGCTCTTTAAAGCCTCCTTGATACTCTGCAAAAGGATATTCCCGCCCGGGCAATAAAGCATCAAAGCTGATATCTGTAAGCCCGGCTTTTTTCAGAACATTGATTTCTCCCAGGTTCATCAGCTCCAGGGTCTTATTCTGATTCTTGATGCTCAGACTCAGCTTCCCCGGAGCTACCGGCAGCTTAACCTCTCCCAAGTAAAAGTTATACACTGTCGTAACTCCCCTCCGCTTCATTAACTATGGCTTCGGCCAGACGAGTTTCAAGCTTATTGATAATACCGTCAATGTCAGCCGTTTCCCGGATGTCCCCGAAGGAATTGGTCAAAGTGACTTTTACATCCCGCAGAACCGTCCGGTCTATGACCTCCCGCTCGGCCACGTCGCGCAGGTATTTTAAATCCTCTTCGGACATCTCCAGGGCGTCGGCCGCTTTGCCGGTATTGGCGGCTATATCTCCAACGCCGTTATAAATATCATTAAGGGTATCGGATAAATTTCCAAAGGATAGCTTGCTTTCAAATTTTCTCCCCCATTTTTCTCCCGTTTTATAGGCATCAATTAGACCATATCTATCTAGGTGCAAATCCTGGGGGTTTATCCTTTCCATCTTAATCTTTGCTTCCCCTACCAGGTCAACCACCATATTATCCAGGCCGCTTCGCCACTTCTCAACTGTATCGACTAGATTGCTGCCAAAAATGGTATCTAATGCACTAGCAACGCCCTGTAACATGCCAAGGACAGTATCAACCATATTGGCGATAAGCCGGACTATGGAGCCAGCTGGGTCATTAAGAAAATTAGCGAAGAATTCTGCGAAGCCAAGCAAGAAATTCACGACTTGTACCGCTATATCTATAGCTAAATTGAAAGTACCAATAAAAATGTTGGCTATAAATGCACCGGCCCAGGCTATAGCCCCAGCGATCATTCCGGTAGCTGAATAAGTTGTACCTGCGAATTTATTCACTGCGGCCACGGCTGCATAGAAGATAGCAATCAGTGCAATAATACCAAAGATTATCCAAGTGATGGGCGAAGCTAATAGAACTGAATTATATGCAAACATGGCTGCGCTCGCAGCAGCTGTATTTCCAGCTAAAATACCAAACCCTATTGATAAAAACGTCTGTATCGCAGTAAAGGCACCAGATACTAAAGCTGCCCCCTTAGTTGCGGTTAAGTACAACAAAAGAGCGGAAACTACCCCCAAAACAATAGGCCTTATTATTCCCCAGTTATTAGCTAATAAATTAATAAAATCTAGTAACGGCTGTGAATAACGTATTATATTATTCACCGTCACCACCCACACTTGCCCCCAGGTCATGGGTAGTCGCCTAAATCTCTCTTCGGTTTCATCCGCAACCGCAAACATGGCGTTTTTGATTACATCAGCTGTAATCAGGCCCTCAGCGGACCATTCCTTCATGGTCCCTTCCACTCCGACATTTATCATATAGTTTTCAATTGATTTAGCCAATAGGGGCGCATTTTCCCGGATTGATCTGAATTCATCCCCTTGGAGCCGTCCGGAAGCCATAGCCTGGTTCAACTGGTACATGGCTGCGGTCTGCTCTATAAGACTTGCACCGCCAATCTTAAACTGCTTATTCATTTGTTCGGCAAAAGCCACTATCTCTTTGCTGCTGGAGAAAGCATCCCCTGCCAATATACCTAACATGGAAACTGTTCTCAGCGTATCCGGGTAAAGGCTCCGTGCCCTCTGAGCGGATTGGAAAATTATATCCTGCAATGTAGCTGTTGTTTGTAGTTTATCATTCATTAGATCCAGTCTGGAGGCGGCCAATGTCATATCATCCGACATTTGTACAACTGATTTGATGCCAAATCCAGCCCCTATAGAGGTTGCCCAGATTTTTATACTATCAAGCGTCCTGTTTACCTCATGTCTGCTGTCTCGAATACTACTATTAAACCTCTGCTGCGCCTGATCCGCCTGTTTTATTTCCTGCTCAATCTGATTAAAAGCAACTTCTGCTTTATTAAGCTCTGCGCGGGCTGCCTGCAAGCTACGGGTATCAACTGCGCGGTCGGCTACGTTTTGCATAGTTTCAAAGCTGGAAATGGCAATATTTAAAGCATTAGTCATGCTCTGCAGCACTGGGCTCATACCATTATACATTTGTATTGCCGTTTTGATTGTTGCCAAAAATCTCACCCCTTTCCGGACAAACAAAAAAGAGCCCGAAGGCTCCTTAAAACTATTTTTTTTCAAATCATTTATTTCATAAGTTCTTCCCCATCAAGTATGAATGAACTTATGTTATTGCCGTCGGAAGTGAAAATAATTTGAAAATCACTTCTAATTGTTGCGCCGAATCCATTTTGTGCATCTACATACGATTGCACAATGATTTCCTCTTTAGTTTTAGCAAATTTCCATTCTGTTATTAACGGAAATTTAGCCGTCGAAGGAGCTTTTAAAACCGCTTTTACTCCTTCTTGACAATGTAATTGATAATTTGTTTTTTCTTCTTCTGTTAACATATAATCATCTATAGTTGACGCTACCGTTTTATTAGAATACAGGTCGTTATCTGCCCATCTTATTTGGCTTACTTGATTATCTGGAGAAATATACAAGATTATATTTTTTATCCCTTTATACGTAATTCTATATCCTTTTTCTCCCTCTTGGTTCATATCGTCTAATGTATTATCATACTGAATCGCATCTATCCGATCTATTCCGCATGAGCTTAAAACATCTGCAACGATTTTCGCCTGTTCGAGAGATAGTCCCATTTCATTAGCGATCGCTCCTTTTGGGGTTTCTCCCATTTCATCCGCATGAGTTATAGCATAAATAAAAGAAGCAGTTAATCCAACAACTATTACTAGTAATACAAAACAGCCAGGTCTTCTTTTTTTACCGTCTTTATCCATTAAAACCCCTCCCTTAATTGCCATTATAAGTCAAGGGAAAAGAGTTTTCTACCTTCTTCTGCCCCTCCCAACCTTTTTCATTTTTACCGCTTCCCTTTTGTCATTTTCGGTTTTGGTTTCTATGCTCGCGACAATAAAAGCTCTTTCTTCGCGGGATAGGCTCAGTAATTGCGAAGGCAGCATATGAAACTTATGGAGGCAATAGTAAGCGATATTACTCTCACTATCGCCCCCGGTAATTAGTTTTTTGCTTCTTCCACCAGGTCTTCCATAAGAACATCAAACCCGTTCACTTCCTGGACCTTTTCCAGATAGCCGGCATACTCTCCGGGCTTCAGCATTCGTTTTAATAAGGCCTCGGCTCCCATAACGCCATAGCTATTTTGGAGCTCCTCGTTATTCAGATTCGGGAAAACAGTACAGGCGGCGGCAAGCTTACCTGAGTATAGATTAACATCTATTTCCCGCGTATACTGTCCCCGCTTCCCGGGGATGGGCACTCGTTTGGTGCAGGCTTTTCTGATCGCCTCGTCCTCTTCACCGGTGATACATTTGATTTCCCATTCTATAGGCTTTTTATCCTCATCCAGGAAACGCTTGGAAGCGACAAACCTAATATTTTCATCCGCCACGGCATTGCCTGCTAAAAACGCGCTTAAATTACTCATTCAGCACCAATCCTTTCTGCATGTATTAAGCACTCTTTCGGTGCTTAAATTTGCCATTTTTTCTGTTAAAATAAAACTTAATTACACTATTAAAGGAAGGGAGGTTATTTAATGAATCGACAATTTGTGTCATCCAGTAATCTACGTTCTATAGGATACGACCCGGGCACGAAGACTCTTGAGATTGAATTTAATTCTGGCGGAGTCTACCAATATTCAGGAGTCCCAGAACATACTTACCGGGGACTAATGTCTGCCGGCTCGCATGGTGAATATTTTCATGCCCACATAAGAGATCAGTATCCTACCCGCAAAATACGTTAATCAAAAACATGCAGAATACGGGCGGGGCCTTTACTTGTAGTGGCTGTCTCATTAACTTTTATTTCAAAGTTATCATCGGGCCCGGCGGCGTATTCAGTAACTCCCTTGCGCTTCGTAAGTTCACCCACCAATTCTTTAGTGGATACCTGACTTAAATCCATTCTGCTCACCTCCTATAGCTTAGGATTTCCCTCGGCAAAAGTCCTTTATCCCTCTTATTAAGCCTGCATTCCCGGCAGCATCGAAAACTTTTCCGGAATCTCAAAACTTTCAAAAGTAAAATCAAAGTCCTCTTCGATATATTCGGCATCGGCGTCAAACTTAACCAGCAGACCGCCGTCAATATTGCATTCTTTCAGGATAACCGTCTGCCTCCCGATAGTGGATGTTGGATCCTCGTTAGTCACCTGAATATCAAAATAGAAATCCTCGCCGGTCTTCGCATATCGGTAAAGCAACTCCCTGAATATACTGGTGTTGTAGTGGAAAGTGGCCGACCCTGAGCCGGTCCAGCCGGTGGCCTTATTGCCTTTCCCTGTCTTACCCAGTATCGGCACTTCCGTCTTAGTCTTTTCAATGCTGGCTTCCAGATTTATAGCCTGCATGAAATTATAGCGGTTGCCCTCAATGGTTATGAAGCACTCCGCCAGAGAACCGCTGACCGCATCTTTGGCATTCATAATTTCAGCCATTATCATTCACCCCTTCCTATTCCACAATGACCGTCATATAGAGCTTAGCCATAACACTGACCGGCGTCACGTAATCATTCACCACTACCGACTTTTTGTCCATGCCCTTATCTACCGTGATATCCTCGGCGGTAAAGTTCTCAATGGCCGCCACCCGCTGCAGTTCGGTGTGATAAGTGACCAGGTCACTCCAAAAGGCTACCCGGCCCGCCTCGTTATTCTGCACTTTACCCAAATACTTAGTATTGAACAAAACCGCGATATCGTTGCCGATCTGGTCCAGTACCCGGATTACCTGGTTGTTGCTGAAATCCTCGTTCTTATCGTCCGTGTAGGATACGAAGGTATTGATATCGTCCAACACCCGAACACTGTCCCCCACCTGATGAAACATCAGCTTACCGGCTTTTAATCCGGTTTCCAGAGCCGACTGTTTATGAGCGGTATCTATGATGTATTCTCCACCATAAACCATATTGGTCAGGCTTCTGTTCACCGCACAGCCGGCTTCCTGCCCGGCTACCCAGTAGACCAGGGCGGCCTCGTTCGTGCCGGCATCCATTACTTTGTTCTCCACCGATATGACGCCCTCATAGTCGGCCGTATTATACCGGTACAGCACGGCCTGGAATTTCACCCCATGATCATCCCGCAGCCGGCGGCTAAATTGGACAAACAGATCCTTGATCAGGTCATCGGTCCCAGCATAGGCCAGGATATTAAAACTATAGGCTTCGATCGCATCCAGGAAAGCACTGTAAGAATCCCCGGTCGCCGTCCCATTAGTGCCACCGGCCAAAGCAACTCCGGCTGCAGCCGCCAAAGCGCCGGTGCCGCTGAAAGTTACAAAGCCGTTAGCGCTCAGATCGGCAACCGTAGCCGCCAGCTGGGTATCCACCAGTTTAGTCCCCACATAAGTCATAACGTCAAACTTGTTTTCATCGTCGATATTGACCTGAATTACTATCTTAATGTCATTCCCACGGATACCGCCATATTTAGCCGTGGTCGTCAGATTCCCGCTGGTTGCAGTCGCTTTATCGCCTCCGGAATTGACCCGGTACAGATAAACCGTTTTGGCCCCTTTAAATATTTCCCGCAGGGACTGCAGCTCCGGATTGGTATAGGCGTATCCCAGCAGATCAAAGCTGCTTTTTTGGATATCGCCTCCATCCAGGGTTATCACTTCATTCTCCGGGCCCCAGTTCAGGGCCAGGGGGAGCGCAGCATAACCCCGATCGCTTAAGGTTGCCGATGCCCGGGACGCCGACACAAAATTTATATAAGCCCCGGGGAGGACCTTGTTCTGAGATAGCCAAACTCCGCCGCCAAGCGCCATTTATATCACCCTTTCCTTAAATTCTTTTACCCGCTGCTCCACGTCAGCTAGGCTGTACTTTTCATCAGTTTTTAAAACCACTCGCAGGATGTCCGGCGAGTGGTCCAATTTCTTACTCTGCAGTATCTGCTTCCGGGTATAAACCTGGGTTACTGCGGCTTCCGTTACTATTTCATCTTTCCTTTTAGTCAATTTTTATCACCTCTTCAAATTGCCCTGCTGACTCAGTTCCCCCATAAACTCTTCCGGTTCGGTCTCTTTACATACGTACAGGTTATACTGCACAAAAACATGAAGAACCCCGTCTATTATCTCGCTGCGCAACCCGGTACCCCGAAACGCCTGGCCTTGCGCCGTGATATATTCCAGGCCGTCCAGCAATTGACCGGCTACTTCTCGGCACTGCTGCAGCCCCGTACCGTCATCTACCGGAAAGAATAAAACATCAAAGCTGTGGTTTCTGCGGTACCGGGTGCCCACCACCTGCTCAACATCGGCCTGCAGCAACTGGATAAAGAAAGCTGGCGGCGCCAGGTCTTGGGGAATCTCTTCGGCATAAATGCGGTAATCGTCGCCAAATATGCTGTTTAACTTTCGACTGATGCCGTTTATGATTTTATCCACCATTATCGCCAAACACCTCCCGCAGCTTTTTCTCCAGGGCCTTCTCAATTATCCTGGGCGCGTCCCGTTCCAATTCCTGTTCTGAAATCGTCATCATGAAACGGCCTGGCACCCAGCCGGAATGATCGGCGGTCCGGTGGCCGAATTCCACATAGGCGGCATAGTAGACCGGGTTTATAACTTCAATCTCATACGTATCACCCGTTTTGGCTACCGGTCCGATAGTCCACCCTCTCCTAAGCGTGCCGCCAGTCTTCCCTGTATGCGGCGTGAAAGATACCTTTTTCCCGTCTTCGGTTACAAAGCTGACCGGGTTATCGTACTGTCCGACCGGCGTCCGTTTAATCACCTTAGCCAACTGACGCGCTGCCAGCTGTTTTACTATCTGCACGGCCAGGGCGTCCAGCTCCGCCTCCTCAAACTGCTCCAGCTTCTTCTGCAGCCGCTTCAGCTGCCTAAAATCGCACTTTCCCCAGTTGGCCATTACGCCCAGCCTCCCGCCTGCAGGATGATCTCCTGATGTGTCGGATAGACAGCCGGCAGCCCGGAACTGGTATACCGATAGGTGGCACCACCGCGGACCGCTTCAATCCTGCTGCCCGGCATCGTCACAATCTCCGGAGACAGGAACAGCTTAATAGTTTGGACTATTCCCGCTCCCGGGGAAACGTCCTGCACCGCTGCCAGGGTCTGAAATGACAGCCGGCATGGTTGACCAGTGACTATTGCTATCCACCCCTGCCGGGTAATCTTAGTTTCCGGATCCTGAACAGACATCAGTTCATAGATGGTGCAGCGGTCTTCATACAGGCTTTCAATGGCGGCCTTGACGGTAGTAATCACGACCAGTCAAGCCTCCTTAATGCAGCGGTCAGCAAAGCCTTATTGCTGTCAATCAGCGTATTGACAAGAGCATTAAACCGGCTTTCCGGACTGCTGCCGCTGCCGAAGTCCACAGTAGTATCACCCAGCTTGACCGACTTAGCCACCGCTTCCAGGTTGATATCCCCCAGATCGGCCCCGATGGCCTTCTTGTGCTGCAGAAACTCGCCAGTAATGATATCAACCACCAGCGATTCAGACTCGACTGGGATTTCACTTATATTGCAGTTCAGCTGCAGCTCAGCGGTCACCCTGGCTATCAGTAGGTTGATCAGCTCGTTATCCCCGGTAATCGCGGAATAGCCGAAGGTGCTTAGCCGGGCTTTCACCTGCTCCAGCATCAGACGTCACCCTCTTCGCTCTCACCGCGCAGCCGGGCAATCAGGGTTTCCGTTTTCGTATTACGCGGCATATTAATACCCGCGGCTTCGCAGGCGGCAAAGAGCTCCTCCCGGGTCATATCCTCGTAGCTTTTATCCTCTATGGATTCTTCAGCAGTGGGATCCTCCACCAGGGTAAAACCTTTAGCCAGCAGCTGATCCCGCTTATCCTCGCTATCCGCGATCTTGACCACATTCATATAACGTAAAGTAAACATGAGCAAGCCTCCTTTATGCTGCGGTATTCACCCAAGCACCATCCAGCTTGTTGTTAGGAATCCACAGATCATGATATTTGCGGTAATCCAGTTTCCAGGCATCCGCCTTCTGGTTGACGTCCGGCGTAAAAATGCGGACCTTGTCAGTCTTCGATACCGCGATCGGGCAGCGCCGGACAGTGATAATCCAGTTAATAGCTTTAGCGCCTTCAGCAGGTACGAACCCGCCCGCAGTCTGACCGGTAGTGGTTCCGTCGTTAAAAACATACGCCGTCTTCATCCGGGCAGATGGCACTTTTATAATCGGCGCTCCGTCCAGGGACTTAACTTTCAGATTTACGCCCCCCTGGGTAAATTCCGTCACATCCAACTTCTTTACGATGTCCGGAGAGCTATCCAGAATTACTGATACCGGCACGGCCATGGTTATAACCAGCTGTTCCGCTTCCCCGACGATATCCTGAATAGCGGCGATATCATCCCGTAGCTTCGCTAAAATAGTGTCGGCCGCGGGGGTGTACTCTGTTTTTTTGCTGGCAGTGATGGCCAGAGCGGCAATTTTGGAATATCTGTAAGCGTCAACTTCCGGGATTACTTTGGTTCTCTGGAATTGCCCCATGGCATTGCCGGCGGTAGCCACAAAATTAGTCTCGTCCACGTCCATGGAATCTAACTGGAAGGTACGGCTGCGATCCTGGGTCAGTTTATAAGTGCCGTAAGTCAGAGTGACTGAACCCTGTACAAAACCGTTGTCCCGGTCGTAGTCCCCCAGACCGTCCATGGTCAGCTGAGGAATCTTAACCTCGTCGCCGCCATTGTATTTTACTTGCCCGGCATTAGCCTCCATCCAGCCGGAAGAGGCTCCGGTAATCATTTGTTCGTCCAGCTTCTGCTGGAAAATCTTTGCATATTCTAAAGCATTAATCGCCATTTATCCATCATCCTTTCTCAAAATTAAAGGCCCTGCTGTAGGGCCTTTTCAAACTGCTGTTCAACTGTGGCAAATTCATTCTTATCGCCGTCCCCGGTTTCGCCTGGTTTAGTCCCCTTAAAGCCGCCTTCGTCGCCGCTGAATAGGAATTTACTGTCTTCGGATTCCGTTAATTTCTTGATCTGGTCATCCAGGCCTTTAACTGTATCGCCGTCCAGTTCGGCTTTTTCCAGATCCAACAGAGCTTTAACCGCCTTGGTATTCTTGGCCTTGGCGTTAGTCAGAGCTAATTCAACCGCTGAGTCAATCTTCATTTGTTTTACTTGCTGTTCAAACTGTTCCTTGGCCGTTTTATTCTCGCCCTGCAGTTTTTCGATCTGAACTTTCAAGCCTTCGGCATCGACTTTTTTTAATTCCTCCAACTGCGTATCCCTTGCGGCCAGATCTTTCTCCAACTGCTTTTTGGCTTCAGTCACTTCATCAAAACGATGCTTAGGGATAAAGCCTTTCATTTCTTCAGCAGAAGCCGCCAAAACCTTACCGGCCTGTTCCTCGGTCAGTCCCATTGCTATCAGCTGTTCTTTGGTCATCGTTATTTCTCCCTTCATCTTCACTTTTTATCCCGGTCGTGTCCGGTGATGTCCCGTTCTTTTTCGCCTGCGGTACCGGAAAGGCGGACATAAAAATAACGCTCCCCCTGAGCGTTTTGAACAATAAAAAGCACTTACCGTTTTACCAGTAAGTGCTTAAATTGCCTTTTTACCTTGCTTATAGGCTTCCCTATATTTCCCGTACTGCTTCTGATCTGCGTAACGGTTCTTTTGCATCTTCTCGGCCAGAATTGCCTGGGGATTGGACTTTACATGCTTTTCATGCCACTCTTTGTAAGTCATTTTCCCATCAACATAATAAATCTTACCGTCCGCGCCCCGCGCGGCTCTGGTAGTGTAATTATCATCAAAGTACGGAGCGGTTACCGTCCGACACCGGGGATGGAAAGGCGGCGCGGTCACTCCGGGTTGGTAGTCCTTCATGTCCAACACCTTACCATCCAACTCCCGGCATATGTCCGAAGTCTTAAAATCCAGGGTAGCCACAATCTCATACTTTTCTATATCCAATTCCTGATAAGCCCGTTTCTGTCCTTCAGAGGCGAAATAGGCGGATTCGGTCATAACCAGCCGACCGGCCTGGCGCTTGGATACGTTCAGGCGTTCGCTGATAGTCTTTATAGTCCTGTCTGGAACATCCCCTCGGATAAGGGCCTGAGTTAAGTTACCCTGCAGCTCGTTAATCAACTTCTCCTTATTCTCCCAGATACGATTAGAGAAATTCTTGCCGTCCAATGCCCAGGGTTTTGATGCCACCATGTTGACCAGATCAGGCTTTAATATTCCAAATTCAGAACCTTGCCCCAGGCCTTTCTGCACTTCATAAATAGCCTGATAATAGCTCTGCGTAAATAGCTCGGCATTCAGACCCCCCATGCTCTTATTCTGGCTGGCAGCCAGCATCTCCAGGTTGTGCCGAATCTGCAGCAACATAGCTTCATAGCGGCTGATATGCACCCGGGCGGAGGCGTTCTCCAGCTGCTTCAGCCAGCGGCCGTCAACAGCGTTTGCTTCACCCTTTGCAATATACTCGGAAACAGTCCAGCGGAATTCTTCCAGTTCTCCAGCTTTCAGCATCCTTTTTGCCTCAGCCAGGGAAACCTCGTTATTTACCGCTATCCGGTGTAGCCATATTTCAATATCCTTCTCGATAGCAGCTGCAGCCCCACGGTATTCTTTTTCCAGGTCCTTTATGGCCGCTTCGCTTCTCTGAAACAAGGCATCGTTGAGCTGAGTAAAACGCTGCTCCCAGTATTCGCTATTCTTCATTGCCACCAGCCCCCGTATTAAAGGCCTCGCTGTAATCATCTACCCGCGCCTGTTTCTCGGTCTCCTCTTTCTTGATTCGCTTCAATTCAGCAGCGGTATCTGTTGTCCAGGGGTGGTTGGCCACGATAGTTTCCTGGCTGATCACGCCCTCAGACTTCTGACAGCTGCCGATAGCTTCATTCTCGTTAATCAGAATATCCCGGTTAAAGATCACTTCGACTGTTTCACCGGTAAAATCGCCCTGGCCGGTATTGGCCAGGTGCATATTAACGAACCACAGCAATTCCTCAAAAGCAGCCTGATATTCGTTTTCCATACCGTTAGCATCCAGATCCAGATCGGAATACATGGACTGAATGTTCATCTGGTTGGGGCTATTCCCCATCTTGTCGCTCTTCGCGTCCAGGCCTCGACCATTTTCAATCAGGGCTTGTTTAAGGATCTCCAGAATGACTTTATAATTCTCAGAATTAACTTCTACCTGCAGGGTTTTCAGGTCGCCGGGCGCACCCTCTACGGTCTTAACCTTGACCGCTCCATACTGAGCCAGGTTATAGCGGAATTCCCCCAGATTCGTCCCATCGTAATTGACCAGAACCAGGATGGTGTTGCGGGCGTCCTCCTGCATATTGTTCATGAAATCTGATTTAATCGTATTAATCGCGTCCTGTAGCGACTTTACCCGCTTTAAAAGGGATATCTCTTTGGCGTTGTATTTGAAGGCCACAAAAGGAATCCTGGTCCAGTTTAAGCCTTGTTTTACCCCTTCTTTTTCAAAGCTGAAATGACTGTCGCTGGATTCGGGTATCAGCTTCTCATTCACCAGTTGATAGCGCCTTACTCCTTCGGTATTGTAAAATTCGACTTTCTCAATGATTTTCTTTTCCCGGCCCTCATAAGCCTCTATCCCGTAAACCCGGCATACCGCATCCAGCTCAGTGTGGTCGGCATCCGCCCAAAAGGGGAGAACCTCTTCCGGTTCTATTCGTTTAAAGGCCAGGCCCCCCTGCTCGTTGTAATAGACCTGCAGCCAGGCTACCCCGCCATTTAAGCTGTCTTCCCCGATTCTTTTTAAAACTCTTAAAAAGCGGTTGTTGAACGCCAGCCCTATCTTTTTGCCGTAAGCTTTATCTTCTGTCTGAAAACTCGGCTTTTTCGCCAGCAGGTAATTGACCTTCTGGTCTACCAATTTACCATATTGATTATCCAGCAGCCGGTTATTAGGCAGATTGAAAACCGGGGTTCTTTTTCCGTCTTTGCCTATGACCGTACGCTGCCGGGCTAATATATCATGCTCCCCGGCATAATACTTCTTGGCGGCCAAAGTCATCCGGCGCTGAGGGGAGTGCCTCCATTCGGCGATCTCCTTCTCCAAAAATTCCTCCAGGGTCATGCCGGCGTGATAAGCTAAATTGGCTTTGACTATATCCATCGGTGTAATAATCGTTCTCACCCCTTTCCGGACAAAATAAAGGCCCTCAGTCGAAGCTGAAGGCGGAGCCCTGACCTACTTTTTCGGCTATGCCGGTGGTACAGTCGGGAGCGTCGTCATATTTGTTTTTGCCCTCCCGCTGGTAGGTGGACATGGCGCTGTAGTATTCCGGCCAGCGGTCTTTCCAGTTCACCGGGAAGTAAATATGGTCCATCACCCAAGTAGCATTGGAAAGGATCCTTGCCGGCTTGTTTTTGCTTTGATGGAACCACTGAATCCTGGTTTTGTTAGTCTTGTACTTCTGCTTGAGAACCCGCTCTACTGCCCGGGCAAAGCCCCGGCCGCCGTTGTTGCTTTCGATATCGGCCGTATTGACATTATCCTCATGCAGCATCTTGGCAGTACCTGGCTCTGTTTCCTCCATCGGCGCCTTGGTGTACAACACATTCAAAACATAGGCTTCTCCGTTATACTCCCCGTAATCAATTGAGCATAAATAGTTGTCACCCTCGTCAGCCGTATCGGTGTAATTCTTAATGGCCGAAAACAGTGGATTGCCCTTATCATCCCGGGGGATGTCGGTATAAGTCTTAAAGCTGCTGTACAGTCGCCCCTTGATATCTATGGGCTCCTGCTGGTAGTTGGCTGAAGCAATGTCCAGGCCCATGGCCCGGGCTTTCATTTCATACGACTCCCGGGACAGGATTTCCGGACACAACATGGAGCCGTCATCCTGGACCGCTTTCATGGTCACGTGCCGGCATTTCTTCTTTTCCTCTCGGAAATGTTCCAGAGCTCTGCCGGCCAGGTCCAGCGTAT